TATGAACCTATCGTTTTTATTAAACGCAATAACCAAAAACCTTTAGTGGTTGTTGATGCTGAATATTTTGTGAGATTACATGATGACGAATTGGTGGATTAAAGAATATAAGAAATACCATGCAGAGAAGGATACCAACTACCCCGGCGATAATTTAAAACCACAATTACATCATATAAAGGATTTAGTGCAAGATACTAAGGCAAAAACTCTCCTTGATTATGGTTGTGGTAAGGGATTGCAGTATACAGAATGGAGACACCATGAAGAGTTAGGTGTTATGCCATCCCTCTATGACCCTGCTGTACCAAAATATGAGAACCTACCAGACGGCCCTTTCGATGGGGTATATTCTACAGATGTGCTAGAACATATACCAAAAGAACAATTACCAGAAACCTTTGAACAAATATTTTCCAGAGCAGACAAATTTGTGTTTTTGTCGATATGCACTAAACCAGCTATCGCAATACTTCCTAGTGGGGAAAACGCACATTGTACTGTAGAGCCTATAGAATTTTGGGTTTCTATGATTGAGAAATATACACCCAAAAAGGTATATACACACGTAAAAACATACGGCAATTGTAATGGTTATGAAATTCTCAACGAAGATATGTATTTGGAGTGGTTTATTGAAAATCTTGAATAGAGTTAAAAAGGGTATTGACAAAGCCCCCCTTTTAGTATATTATGATACTATGGATGAATAAAACGGACAAATTGTGATAAATAATATTATGGATATTTCAATTACTTTAGCATTATCAATAACCATTCTAATGGCATCATGCTATTATATTGGTCGATTTCTTGCATTAAGATATGCATCAGAAGTGTTTCCAGAATTTATGTTAAATTTACTGGAAAAAGAGGGCTTTATTGTCACTGAAACTGATGAAGATGGAGATAAAGAACTGATTCAAATTTCTTCGGTGGTGGCCGAGGCGTTACGTGACCTCCCCAAAAATGCCAAATCTAAATCTTAAAATAATAACTGTAATTTTATCAGGGGGTATAGCTCAGTAGGGAGAGCAATAGCTTTGCAAGCTATAGGTCGTGGGTTCGATTCCCTCTGCCTCCACCAGAAAGGAAATGAAAATGGCGATTGAACCACGTTGGACAACTGGTGAGGAATTTCAAGATGATATTACTCACTTAGGTAATCACCTATCTCTTGACCAAACAGGGTATTGGTTTTGGGATGAAACAGAATCATGGGCCTTTGGGCCTTTTTTAACACAAGAAGAAACAAAACTTGCTCTTGATGAATATTTTAAAAGTTTAAATGCAACTGATGAAGATATTCTGGCTGCACGACAAGAAAATGATGATGAAGAATATAAGTTTGGAGTTGATGAATGAGTGAACATTTTAAATTCACAGGAGTTACAGTTCGTAATAATAACGTTGACAAAGCACTCAAAGTTTTAAAAAAGAAACTGACGGAAGAGGGATTATTCAACGAACTTAGAGAACGTGAATATTATATGACCCGTGGAGCAAAACGTAGAAGGGCCAATGCGGCTGCTAAACGCCGACAAAAACGGACATTAGAAAAAAGAATGCGAGAAGAAGGTTATTGAACCAGATGTCAGAAGATAATAATGTTATTGAAGGTCCGTGGCCGGATTCAATTGTTAATTTAGAGGAAGAAGGCAAATCGCCAGAAACACAGCGACTTAAAACAGAGTGGCTTATGCGACATGCTGAAGAGTTTACACAAAATTTAATTGTTCAAATGATACATTCCATGAGTGAACATGGCATTGATATATCCGAAAAAAGTTTTGTTCGTGATACTGCAATCATAATTGAATTTGTTAATGGTGTTATATATAGAGATATGGGTTTACCTCATCACACACATGGTTTTGTAGAAACTTTTGTTGAGGTTTATATTAATGATGAAAATAATATAGAAACAGATATTAATGTTGATTTTATGAAAGAATGTATTGATGCAATTAAAGAAGAAATGGATGATGACCCAAAGCCTGCTTGAGATAAAATATGATATTAGTTGATATGAATCAAATATCAGTTGCATCTGTAATGATGCATCTGAACATGACCAAACAAACCAAACCAGATGAGAGTATGGTTCGCCATATGATCTTAAATTCTCTGAGAATGTATCGCACACGATTTGTTGAAGAATATGGTGAGCTTGTTTTGTGTTATGATTCCAAACATTATTGGCGTAGGGACTATTATCCCGAATATAAATATAGTCGTAAAAAAACTAGAGACACATCAAAGCATGATTGGGATGCAATCTTTGAAGTTCTTAACGTAATTAAGGATGAATTGAAAGAGGTTTTTCCTTATAAACACCTTGAGGTTTATGGTGCAGAGGCTGATGATATAATCGCTGCATTGTGTTTTGAGCTTGAGTTTGATAATGGTAAAACGTTAATACTTTCTGGTGATAAGGATTTTATACAATTACAGAAATTTAGTAATGTATATCAATACAGCCCAATTACTAAAAAGTTTATTAATGGTACTGACCCTGATGATTATCTAAACGAGCATGTAATGAAGGGAGACAGCAGTGACGGCATCCCTAATGTGTTCTCACCAGATAATACTTTTGTAGATGGATTACGACAGAAACCATTAAGTAAGAAAAAAATAGCAACTTTGATTGAAGGTGTTTTCCCAAACGATGAGGTCAAACGTAATTATCAACGAAACAAAAAATTGATTGACCTAACCCAATCACCAAATGAACTTTTTCTTGAGTGTCTACAAGAATATCGTAAAGCACCAGATGGTGATCGTAGTAAACTGTTTAACTATTTTATACAAAAGAGGTTAAAAAACCTCACTGAATCGATAGGAGATTTCTGATGATTAATACATACACCCCAAGTTTTTCTGAGATTTTTGAGAAGCTTGGTAAAATCAAAACTAAGAAAGATAAGGTTGCATACCTAAAAGAATGGAACACTGATGCTCTTCGCATGGTAGTGAAGGCTTCATTTGATCCAAACATTGAGTGGTTACTTCCAGAAGGTAGTGTTCCATTTGAACCTAATGATGCGCCTGAGGGTACAGAACATACTACCCTACAGATGGAAGCGAGACAACTGTACCGATTTATAAAAGGTGGCGACAACACTATCTCTCAAAATAAACGAGAAATGATGTTTGTTCAAATATTAGAGGGCCTACAAGAAAAAGAAGCACATGTATTGGTTGCAGCAAAAGACAAAAGACTCCACCAAGTATATAAAGGACTCTCTAAAAATGTTGTGATGGAAGCCTTTGATTGGGACGAAAATTATATGATTATAGGGGATAGGTATCCTCAAGCTCCTGGGCCTGCTGCAGGGTAATAATTTTTAATGAATGCTTTTGTTTCTACAGTTGTAGCAGGGGTTATGATGATATCTCCTGTTATTAACGGCCCACCAACAAAAATAGATAAGTCAGTTGAGTGTCTTGCGTTAAATATGTATTATGAGGCAAGAAACCAAGGGATAGCAGGATTAGTAGCGGTTACTGCTGTGGTTCTTAATAGGGTTGGTGATTCTAGATTTCCTAACACAATATGTGGAGTTGTTTATCAGGGCCCAACTAGAGAAAGCTGGAAAACCCGAAAGATAAAAACCTTACCCCCAGAAGAACGTAAATATTATCCTATAAAAAATCGCTGCCAATTCTCTTGGTATTGTGATGGAAAAAGTGATGTGCCAAAGGATAAAACTACTTACAATAAATTTTTAAGTTTAGCCGAAGTTATCATAAATAATGATATACCATTTTTAGACATAACAGATGGTGCTACTTTTTATCATGCTGATTATATATCGCCTGCATGGGCAAAAACTAAAATTAGAACTATAGAGATAGAGGATCATATTTTTTATAGGTGGAAAGAATGAGTTATTACAGGAATCCTATTAATATATAAATAAGTAAAAGGGGGTAATGATATGGTAAGAGAGGGTTATTGGGATTTTATGGGCAGAAAACTGCGTGAAGAAGGTCCCAAAACAACCAAAATTGATATGGAAGGCTTATTAAAACGAGATATTACAGAAATGCAAAAAACTGTGCATTTTTTACAAACTAGGGTCCGTGATTTAACGGAGTTAGAAGGTGAAAATATGTTATTAAGAATTGAAATCCAGCAGTTACAAGAACAATTGCAAAATTCCTATAAACGGATTGCAGAACTTTCGGCAACCGTTTTTAAAAAACGGATTGCAGAA